TTAATCTCGGCTCTAATCTCAGATATTTCAAAATTCTTATTTTGGATTTGCTCTTCAACTTCACCAATGGCGTCAAGTCTTTTTTGGCAATCGGTAATCTTTGTAGTGATTTCAACCAAACCGGTTTCAAGCTCTTGCAATTTGTCATTCTTTTCACTAACAACCTTCTCTTTAAAGTCATGTTCAATTCCTTGTTTACAGGTTGGGCAATTATCATTGTCGTGGTAAAAGGATAACTCTTTATCAAAGTTCCTACGAGTTGTTTCCATATCTTGTTTTAAAGAATTGGCTTTATCAAATTTGCCTTTTACATCTTTCTTGTCACTAATTGTTTCATAGAGAGATTTAATATCTTCGTCAACTGTATCAATATTAGTTTGTTTTGTTTCAATGTCTGAGATGTGTTCATTCATCTTGGTTCGAATTTTGTCTACTTCAGTCTCTTTAATTTTACGAATTGCATCATTATTCTCTTCAGCAGACTGGATTTTGGTCTCAATCAGTTCGATGTTATATTTGTTGTCATTGATTTCAGCCTTGTTCTCATTGATTTTATCTTTGGCCAATAGATTCATTACACTGAATACTTGAATGTCTAAAAGATCTTCGATAATTTCTCTACGCTGACCTACTCTCAATTCCATAAATGGAACATATGTAGCAGAACCAAGGACTACAATCTGATTAAAAGATTTATAATTGATACCAAGAATATTTTCTTCAAGATGTTGTTGGTAATCTTTCTTTGCTGCGTTTTGGTTTAAGAGCTCACCATCTTTATAAATTTCAAAAATGTTTGGTTTCATACCTCTGCGAATCATGTAGTTATTGCCACCTGCCGCAAAATATAATTCAACCTCGAGTCCCTTTTTATTAATACTATTCAGCAATTGGCCTTTACTAATATTACGGAAAGGTTTTCCATATAAGCCAAATGTAATTGCATCTAGTAATGTTGATTTTCCAGAACCATTTGAACCACTTACGAGTGTGGTTGGAACTGAGTCAAATTCGATTGTTGTAAAAGAATTTCCTGTTGATAATATATTTTTGTATTTTACTTTTTTGAAATGTATTCGCATTATAAACTAAGAGCCTCACTGTACAATTCATTAACTACTCTTTTAATTGCATCTTTATCAGCTTGAGTATCAATGGAATCAATATAATCATTTAATAGTTCTGATGTGTCTTTTGTTTCATCAAGAATCTCTTCAGTACCTAATTCGGCTAGATTAAGATTGTCTTCGATTGCTTTTACATCAACAGCTCCACAATCTGACATTCGATTCATGAATAAATCATAAAGATACGCGTTGGTACGATTTTTTACAATCACCTTAACATATGTATCCTTATACTGGTCCACATCAAAATTGGCAACATCATCAACAGTCCAATCAGCATCATCATAGTCAATTTTATAAAACACTCGATGTGGGTTTAATATCTTTTTCATCTCTCGGGTTTCTGTGTCGAATATATGGAAACCTCTCTTACCTTTATAATCGCCCCACATCATCTCATACGGGGCTCCAAGGTATTCTAAATTTTGATATCTTGATGGGTGGTGGAAATGCCCTGAATATACATCTTGGAAATTTTTAAACACATTTAAATCCAAGCCGTGTGTGCATAACTGACCTTTCATCATTTCAAAGCCTTTCATTTCCAAATGTCCCATAACTACATCAGCATCAGATTCAGAAATAAATTTTAAATTGTAATCAGCATTCTCTCTACTAATCCAAGGAAGCATAAGGAATTTTGTTCCTCCAAGTTCCAGGTGTTCAGCTTTATCTTCATAGAGCTTAAAATTAGGATATTCTTGTAAGAGTAAATTCATACTATTAATATCATTGGTATTGCTATAATAAGTATCATGATTACCAATTAAAGCATGAAACTCAAGATTACGCTCGGCCAGACCATCAAAAAATATTTTCTTTGCATTTTCCAAGCTTACATAATTGATATATTTCCTTCTATCAAAAGTATCACCTAAGTCGAATACAACTTTAATATCGTGTTCATCAATGTAAGGAAAGAATACCTCTTGGAAAAATTTTCTTTGGACTTCGTGAAATACACGACTATCCCCTCTTGCGCCGAAATGTACATCGGTCACTATTGCTATTTTCATATTAGTCCTGTGTTTGTGTTTGTTGAGTTTGCTGTTCCTCAAATTGTTTCATCATTGATAGATAATTCATCATTTTTGCTCTTTGTTTTTGAATTTTGCCTTTCTTTTTAAGAGCTCTATCCCATTTTAAATGAGATGTTTTGTCTTTATATACTACCCCGTGCAAATGGTCATATTCATGTAAGAAACATCTTGCACCATACCCAGTAATTGTGCCTTCTTGTAATTGTAGATTTTCATCATACCACTTTGCTTTCACATCAACTGGTCTTTTAATTTGTACAAATATATCTGGGAAACTTAAACAACCTTCAACATCAAGAACTTCCTCTTCGGATACATCAATAATTTCAGGATTGATAATCATTGCTGTGGCATCTTCTTTTTCTCCCATCACAAATAATTTGTAATCAAGACCAACTTGGCATGCTGACAGACCAATACCTCTCTTTTCAAGCATGATTTTTACCATCTGCTCTTTGAGTTCTTTTGGGTCAAAGCCTGGATTTTCAATATTCACATCTGCCAATTCTTTTTTTAGAATTGGGTCTGGGTAGTATACTAACTTCATAATTTACCTTCTTCTCTCATTTGAGCACGAATTTTAGTTGCTGAAATCTCGTGGACATCTTTTCCTAAATCATGCTCTGTAAATGTATAACCGACTCCGCGGCCATAACTAATATCAACAATGTTTGGTACTTCAAGTATTAGATATTCTCGGCCATTCATATAACCGTGTTCTGCTAATCCTTTTTCAATGCCTTCAATGGTCTGTATCATTCCAAATGGATTATCATCTTGTACTATGGTACGACCTGCACCTGCATCGCCATCGAATTGAAATACATCACGTACCATTATAACAACTTGACCAGTAATGTCAAGGGCTTTTTTAAATAATTCTGTATGGCCATCATGCCAAGGTTGCCATCTGCCCAACATCTGGACGGTTGGTTTCTTATAATCGAACATATCTTGTGGGTCTATCATTTATTTACTCCAAATTTACTATATTTGTACCATACTCGTTCATGGTAATAGTACAAAATCATTTTTGTAGCAACTTCAAATCCTGCAATCATACCTGCCCAGTCAACCTGTCCTGTAATTAACCAAGCAAGTAGAAAGGTATCGGTTGTTGCTACCACTCTCCATGTAAGTGTTTTTGCTAAGTGTCTTTTTGCACTTATTTTTTCTGATTGTTTTGCCATGTTGCGAAAGCCTTTTCTAGGATTGGTGCGAGTTCCAGATGTGTTGCTGGATACCATTCAGTAATTAAATAATCACAGTGTGTTGGTTTCTCAAAGATTTTATTTGTATCCTCAAATCTACCTTCTTTAATAGTATCCATCCAAACTGTATAATCTGGGCCAAACGAATTACGAGCCTCTTTAAATGGACAAACGAAATCTGTGATTGCAATTTTACCAGCCTTGGATACACCATCAGCCAATAATCTCATTCTCATTGCTTGTCTCATTCGGCCTTCATCACTGAAGTCCCAATCATTATATTCTTCTCTTATTGCGTCTGCGTTTAACCAGACACCTTCAACCTGCTCTGCGAGAGGTTCTGATAACGTGCTTTTTCCTGAGCCGGGTAGGCCAAAAACTAATACTTTCATTATTTTTTCTTTTTATGTTTTTGTTCAAATTCATCTACGAATTCATTAATATAGTCTGGAAGTTCATTCTGTGGAACTTGGTCACCAGCGCTATTTAAGATATTCAGTTCATGATTTTGTTGTTGCGATGCTTTAAACTTGATATACATCTGCTTTTTCTCTTTGTGAATCCTACGGAGAAAAGCATACCATATAATCTGTGTAAAGTATGCGAAAGGATTGTTAGATTTTTCTGGGTTGAAATTGTGAATGTATTGTAGGCAATTCTCAATTCCATCTGAAATCATTTCTTCCTTATAAGAGTATCCAGAGAAGTTTGGCTTTGTTGCTAGTCTAGTTGCAATAAGTAGAATGCACTTACCAATATACTCTGGAACTTGGGGATTCGGGTCGCCTGCATTTTCAGCATCTTTTACTGCGTCCTTGTAATCAATCAAAGCCTGTAATAGGTCTTTGTTATTGACATAGTTTCTTTTCTTTGCCATGATTTAAATTTACCACCTTGTTCATTGTTAAATTTGTAGTATTATATTACAATTTGTATACTTTGTCAACGGTTTTGCGATATTTTTTAATTTTTTTTAATTTTTTTACAAAAAAGTGTTGACATTTGCTAAGAAGTCGTTATAATAAGCTTATCGGCTTTAAGTTATACCTAAATTAAATATCGATTGTGAAGATTTTGAATGGGAACTCTTCAGCTCCATAGATCTCAATTCTCTTCTTGAAATGTTTTAAGGTATAGTTCTCAAAACTTCCAACTGACAAGTCGTCAGCAATATCATACAATACAGCCTTCTCACTATCAGAAGCCTTTCTCAAACTCCTTCCAATACTTTGTAATACCTTAATCTCTGATTTTGAACCAGAAGCGAAAATCACATTGTCCAATCTTTTCAGATTCACACCAGTAGAGAATACTCCATAAGAAGCAAGAATGTCATGTTTCTTTTCTGGGTCATTTTCTACTAAATGTCTGATTCGTTCACGTTCATCACCAGATGTTCCACCATAGATAAAATGCAACTCCCTTCCTTCTTTGCGCAGCAAAGGTTCAAGCACTTTACCATGTTTTTCGACCAAGTCAAATAATACAAGATTATTTTGGTCCTTTAATGACCACAAGAGATTTCTTATAAAAGTATTACGCTTTGTGTGATTTGTAATGAACTCTCGTTCAGCTGGCCATTTCTTTGTGTTTTCTTTAATACGACCCATTGCATCTTTAAAAGATTTTCTTGCCGTATTATCATGTGAGAGTACAATTGCCTTGACTTGAAAATCAGCAACTGTGCCCTCGTCCATTAATTTCTTTGTGTTTACTACTTTTTTGACTTTACCAAAACAACCTTCCAATACTAATCTGTGTGTTTTACTTTCAGAAGATTTTAATGTTCCTGTAAAGCCGTGTCTGTAAGGGCAATCAGTTAATTTGTGCATAATTGTAGTCAGCGATTTTGCCTGGAAGAGGTGAGCCTCGTCTCCCATTACTACACGAAATTGATTAAACCAACTTTTTGGTTGTTTGACTAGTGATTGCCATGTACTAATAACAATAGGTGCTTGTGTATTTTTATCAACACCGCCTTGAATTTTATAAATGAGTTTCTCATCACAACCATAATCCACAAAGTCACCAGCCATCTGATGGACTAGACCAATCGTAGGTACAATAATTAATGTACGATGTCCAAATGTTTGGAAATAATGTTGCTGTAATAGATAAATGATAAGTGATTTACCAGACGATGTCGGACTGAGTGATAATGAACGCCTTTTGGATATTGAATTTTTAATGTATTCTATCTGATAGTCACGAGGTGTGAATTTACAATTAATTTCCTTTGCAAGCTCTAATACGTAATCATCTTCAACTGGTTCATCTTTCCATTTTTCTGGAATATTTAATGTATAACCACGCGCGTCACAAAATTCTTGTAAATGTGTTAAAAGGCCATTATATAATACTGGCTTAAATGGACTGAACAAACGAATAATACCGTCCCATACACGAGCTTTAAATCGTGGGTTAAATTGATAACCTTCAGGACGAAAACTGAAATGCTCAGCCAACTCAGTCTTAACACTGGCTTCAGCAACAATTTTCATATGAACCTCATTTATAGGTTCGACGG